GTCTCAAGATTTGCAGTCATTGGTGCTGGTGCTGGAATATCTGATGGCGGAACAACTTACTACAGCACGCTTTTTGGGGCAGGTGGTGGTAAGGGCGGACCCACTTCTGGCACAAATGGCTCTTACGGCTCAGGCGGTGGCGGTGGAAGTACTGACTACACCTCGGTTGGATACGCTGGCGGTACTGGTGGTCAACTTGGGTATCGACTCGGTGGCAACGGCGGGGCTGGTAGAGTCGGCACTGGAACGGCTACTGCTGGTAGCCAAGGCACATCTGGAGGCGGTGGCGGTATGGGCTACACAGTTAGCGGTCCAATCACTGCTGGCGCAGGTGGTAGAGGTTTGACGGGTGGCGGGGGCGGATATTGCTTCAATGAGTCTGGGGCATCTGCTACAGCAACGGGGGGAGTAGGTGGAGACGGAATTTTTAAGGGTGGTGCTGCTAGCACTCAAACTCAAATATTTCCCACTGGATATGGTGGCGGCGGTGGTGGCGTTCTTGGACCTGGAAGACCAGCGACTACAGGAAGCACCGCAATCGGTGGTTTAGGTGGTGGCGGTGGAGGCGGTTCAGCATCTGCTGGCGGTCAAGGTTGTGTAATACTATATTGGTAATTAGGAGAAAATAATGGCAGTTTTTGCAGTAGTAAACCCAAGCGGTGGGGTAGTTAGCAACATCGTAGTTGGTGGAGATTTAGAGACAGTGTCAGAACTCGTTGGTGGTGCGGTAGAGATTACCGAAGAAACTGGCAACGGCGGAATTGGCTATGTCTGGAATGCCGAAACAGGTAAGTTCACTCTTCCTGAGGCTTAGGCTTTAGCGGTCTTTGATTTGGTCTAGGCACATAAGGTTGCCTGACAAATACAACTCCGTCGTGCTTCATTTCACATATGCGAGCAAGCGAGTCAACAACAAACCTCTCTTTACATACCGAACATTGGTTTGAGTTGTCAGCAGTTTTACCCATATAACTACAATTATCCCACGCCGGGTGCTAGGCTATTCGTATGACGGACTGGAAAAAACTACAACGCTCATCTACCCCAATCACTTCAAAAGTAGTGATGGATGAGATTACATCTGAACTAATCAAGCCTTTTGACTACAACTCAGAGGGAACGGAAAAGTTCTATCCGTATCTGATTCCAGAAGACCTACCAACTACTTGGGGCATCGGCGTAATCGTAGGAGCATCTGGTACTGGTAAATCAAAACTTTTAGACCACTTTGCTAAGGGCGTCTACACCTCACCAGTCTGGGACAATAACCACTCAATTGCGTCGCACTTTGCTAATCCAGTAGATGCGGTAGAAAAACTTTCAGCGGCAGGGCTTATGTCAGTGCCTGAGTGGGTGAAGCCATACGAAGTCTTATCTAACGGTCAGCAGTTTCGTGCTGACTTGGCACGCTCACTAGAAGATAACGCACACATCGACGAGTTCACCTCTGTGATTGACCGCAATGTTGCTAAGGCTGCCTCAACCGCAATGGCTCGCTATGTCAGAAAGAACGACATAAAAGGTATTGTTTTGGCTACTTGCCACCGAGACATCTTGGAGTATTTAGAGCCAGACTGGATTATTGATACCGACAGAGGCGAGTGGGCTTCGGGAAGGTATCTTCATCGACCAGAAATGGTACTTGAAGTACAGTCGTGCTCAAACGAAATTTGGAGCCACTTCGCTCCGCATCACTATCTCTCCGAATCGCTCAACAAGTCAGCACACTGCTACTTGGCACTCTGGAACGGAGAAGTAGTTGGTTTTGTTGCATCTATCGCATATCCGTCAGGAACTGTAAAGGAAGCGTACCGAGAGCACCGTCTAGTAATCCACCCCGACTACCAAGGATTTGGATTAGGACCAAAACTTTCAGAGTTAGTTGCTCAGCACTACCTCGACAATGGTAAGCGTTATTTTTCTAAGACTAGCCACCCCCGCCTCGGCGGTTATCGAGACCAGTCGCCACTATGGAAACCGACATCTAAAAACCATAAGCGTCGCACAGACGGGCAGAACTTAGACGGAAAACAGCGTTGGAGTATTGACCCAAACCGTTGGAGTTATTCACACGAGTACATTGGATTAGCATAATGTCAGTGGTATGTGCTATTGTTTCTAATAGCAAATAAGGAGATTATTATGGCTAGGAAAAAGACAGTGGTGCCAGTGGCACCTAAGCCTTGCGACGCTTGGGATATCCAAACCGAAATTCAAATCAATGGTCGCAATGTTGTAAAGGGTACTGAACTAAAGATTGCTGGACAGCGAGGTCGCTTCCGTTTTATCAAAAAAGTAATTACCGAGAAAAACATTATTTGGATTGATGTCTACGGTGGACCTAAAGGATTAGAGTGTATTCGCAGTTTCAGACCAGAACAGGTAAAGACCGTTCACAGCAAGAACAAGACCGACTTCCACTTGGCTAAAGAATTCAAAGCAAAGCGTAAGGCTCAACTAGCAGACGCTAAGCAGGACTCTAATGACGGAACCGAATAAAGAGATAGCGTTACTATACGCTCGCGTCTCAACTCAACTCCAAGTCAATGACGGAGTGAGCCTTGATGTTCAGGAGCGTCAACTACAGACTTCAGCCGAGATTGCTGGCTACACAAATATTGAACTAATTCGTGAAGAGGGTCGTTCTGGAAAAAACATCTCAGGGAGACCAGCACTCACCGCAGCCCTCAAACGCCTTGATTCTGGTGAGGCTAATGCTTTATTCGTTACCCGTATCGACAGATTAGCCCGTTCCACCAAAGACTTCCTGAACATTATTGACAGAGCAAACGCCAATGGTTGGCGTCTAGTTATGCTGGACCTGAATCTGGATACGGCAACTTATCAAGGTCGTTTTGTTGTCACCATTATGTCTGCCCTAGCAGAAATGGAACGCGGAATCATCGCTGAGCGACAGAAAGATGTCCACAAAGACCGTCGCGCTCGCGGTGTCGTATGGGGTAAAGATATGGGACCAATGAACAAAACCCCTCAGGAAGTCAAAGACCGAGTGGTCTTAGAGCGTTCCCAAGGGGCTTCGTTTAGAAAGATTGCTGACGGACTAAACCGAGACTCTATTCCGACTCAGAATCATCGAGTATGGTATCCAACGACTGTAAAGAATCTGCTTGACTCAATTCAGCAGGGACTGGCTGACTAGGAGTGGAATCTGGGTCTTGTTGCATCTGACCCGTAATTTCCAAAGTATTTAGGAAGTAGCCAGGGAAGTTAAATTCACCAGCGTGAGTAATTCTCACCCAAGGAGCAGCCCAAGCATCGTGACCCAACTTACGCCAGATGTCGCAGAAAGCATAGTCCTCAGATAGCAAGATTGCCTCTGGCTCAGGTGTGATGTAAGTGGTGAAGTACTCGGTAATTTCTTCACCCATAGCAATGTCGACGCTAGGCGAGTTGTTCTTGTACTTCTTGACTAGGTCAGACTTCGCCATTTCTTCAAGAACATTACGACGAATAAACATCATTCCAGTGCCGACATCGCGAACCTTGAAAGGTTCATCAGCCTTGAAGTTCTGAGGCTCAGGTAGGAAGTTGATGGCAAAGTTGCCAGAGTAAAGTTCTAGGTTTTGCTTACCAGCAAGCGCTGCGGCACGGATGTTGTCCCAGTTGATGGACTTCATTGGGTACATAGCACCAATAAGGTCTTTACCAGAGTTAATCATCTTTACGATGTCCTCAGATACCCAACCGTGGTCGCCATCGATGAATAGCAGGGCATCTCCATCACTCTTCATAAACATATGAGCAAGAGTGTTTCGCGCTCTAGTAATCAGGCTTTCGTTCGTGATTGACATAATGTTCACGGTGTGTCCAGCCTTTGCCAACTCCCCAGTCAACTGAGTCAAGCAGGATACATAGACACTCTTAGAGTTTCCACCGTACATTGGTGTCGCTATAACAATTTTCATGCGTATTTATCTTTCTATTAAGAGGCACTGGAGCCTTTCGACTCCAGCACCTATCTTGTTACTCTCCCGCAACCAGACTCTTTTACTCTACAACATATCCGTATGTATTTGAATCTAGAAACGGTTAAATCTAGTTATTGCATCCCAGTTTACATC